GCCCCTTTGTGTGCTCATTTATGTTTTATAACCCATGAGCTGGGTTATTTACTACGCTGGAATCACGATCTCATTGCGGTAAATGATTGGACAACCTGTGAAAAAGAAGAAAGTAAAATCTTCTCCCACAGACTTCCATGATCTAATGATTGCTTGAGTAGCTGGCAATTCAGGAGTTGCCAAATTTGGATTATACAAAACGGTATCAACTTGAGCTGAATGACACCCATTAGCAAATGATGCACTAGGCATCCTTGCGGGTGAAAAGCGTATACCATTATAATATGGTACTTCAACTTCAATTGTGTCGTTAATTCCGATGTTTGTGGTGGCTGATCCGCCAGCCGTGAAGTGGCCGTTTGAATACGTCAACCTCTTGGTAGCACTTTGTGGATCCGCAAGTGCAGAACTAACTTCTACATAACGTGGATCACTCGTGAAACCAATACGAGAAACGATAGGACTAGTATCGGTGTTACCACCGAACAAATACTTTGTTCGAGTACTGCCTCGCCATCCTGAATAGCAAGGACTAAACCACTGGGCAAATGTTGGAATGGTAATATTACACGGATTTCCATCTACCGTGTCGACCCCCTCCGGGTCCCATCCAGGCCATAAGCCAAGGCCTTTGTCTTTGATTTTCAACAACTTTGTGTTAAAAGTTGCAGATGAAGCTCGTACGTCCGTTCGATGCAAGACATACCTTCGATTAAGCTCCCTAATTGACTTGGGAGCTTCACCAAAGAAGACATTTAAGGTCTGATCCATCACTGCGGAAGTTTTTGCAATGGGAATAATTGGATCAGGGTTGGTTGGAGCATCTGTGGCTCCTTCCGAGGTTCCAGCAATCGCCGCTCCGTCTACAATACCTGATTGGGGTGTAAAACGTAAAGCTGGTGGTGCTGTGGCCCAAAGGCCATATTGTTTCATCTTATTAGTAGACACCTCTCCAAATTTCAAATCGTCACATGCCGAAACAAAGACGTTGAATTGAATTGGTGAATCAATAGATGGGGATACGAGACTGTTCACGACAGCAACTTCTAGTACCCCATTATATTGTTCATTTGTGTTATTAAGTAATCTTGTCGAACTACTATAAAACGTTTCTGTAGTGTTCATGTCACCACAGGTTAAAAATGGAGCTGATTGGCCCCATCCCACGCATATTTCGAAGTCATCACATTCAGCGAGATCGATTACCCTACTGTAAACAGTATTATATTGGATATTTGCATCGTTAGCTCGCGGATCCCACCTTAATAGGATCTTTCCCTTGTGAAAGTTTGATTTAACAGCTTGGAATCTATACTTGATAGAACCTTGCCATTTCTCAAACACCGTTGACATATAAGCCATTGGTGTCGGATGAATCTCATCGTTATTAACCCCGAACAATAAGGGTGTGACGCGTGTATTCCATAACAAGGCATCTGGGCCCTGCACGGTATTCATCGTGAACTGTGTTAGATAGGATTCCCTCTGACAAAAGCGAGAGATATCCATTTGATCTTCTCCGTCCAGGCCGACAGTTCTTGAATCAATTGTAAGTTCTTGTTTTGAATCTAAAGATAATTTCATAACAGCATCTGCGGCGTCCGTATTGGACATATTGCCTGTGGGTGTAGGCTTTTGCTGTACGATATCTGTGACTATTGGGGGCCGAGAATAACCCCAATGTGTAGCTAAGGACCCAACACCTTTTGCTACCATCTCAGTTGCACGCGCATATGGAGCGATTGCTGGAACACTTTTTAGTTGTCCAGCGGCGTGTGCTACTGCCGAAGCGGGACCGGACACAATGCCCTTTCCGTATTCGTCTCCCGAATTCATCATACCTGCTTGCGGTGTATAGTTAGCCGCAGTAAGGGTGGTCTGAGACGTTGGCATGGTTAGCACAACGTTAGACGCCCAAGCGTATACAGTGATAGTTACGGGATCATCTCCTTCATTAGAGTGTTGCAAAGGTTGCATTGACTTAATAGTCAATTCACCCAAGTCACTCCTATCAGTTTCACTGAGAGATATATAGTTCTTATGCCAAAAGAATGGTAAATCCAATTGACCTCCTGAGTTATTTGTTGGGTTCAGGAAAATGTGTGGCTTTTGTGATGCACCAATTAAATCGACCGCCAGAAAATTGCGTTCGACCGTCAGGTCATCAAATCCAATATACGGATTATAAGAGACCAAACTCCTACCGTAATGAAAACCAGTTCCGGAAATAATAATCTTAACGTGTAATTGGCTTCTGTAAAGCTCAAAATTTGCGATCTTTTCTGCAACACGTGGATCATTAAGGAATAATTCCCATGGATTAAAGCGCTCGAAGAAAGGTTGACTAACAGACCATTGGTAATCTTTGAGACGGGTGGGCCTCCCGAGAAAAGAACCTAAAGAAGCATCTGAAGTGCTACTCAAGTTCATTGTGGGGTCCCAACCGGCGCCAATGGATGTGGTCCAACCAGCATCCTGCTCCTCAAAG